CCTTCAATACTCATCTTAGTTAAACTATCATAACTAACTCCAAGAGCTCCTTCTAATGCTTTTAATTCACGTCTAGCTCCAGGCATGATTTGGAATGACTTGGTTTTTTCGTCAAAAAAAGTATATTTTTCAGTAAGTTTAGCTAATTGATTTTGTAACTCAGGAACATTGTTCTGTGCTAAATCCATAAGTTTTAATGGATTCGCCAGTTGACTTGCAGACCCCCCCAATCTTTGTAATGCGGATGCAACTTCAATTGCGTTTTCAGGACTTAATAATTTATCCGCAAGTTGGAATGTCTCCCCCATATCAATTCTAAACATAGCCGCTTTACCTGCCATTTTAGCTAATCCTTCAACACCCCCATCAAAACTATATTTATTTAACTTGTCTAAATTAGCAACTACCATTGCAGAAACCGCTTGAGCGTTAACTCCCATTTTATTCGCAATAACTTGGGTTTTTAACATATTTTCAGCAATATTGTCAGCCTCATAACCAACATCCAAAAATCCTTTAAGTAATTGGTCAGCGGCGACTCCTGTGACTTTAGTTGTCGCATAAACACTTTCCGCAATATCAGAATTTAATAAAACCGCTTTATTAGTTGATGCAATAAAATCTTCCTGTAATTTTATACTATCTTCAAATTTTCCACCCATGGAAATTATTTCTTCAGTAGTTTTTGCAAAATTTTCTTTCATCAATAAAGATTGGTTTTTACCAACCCCCATAGATGCCGCTATTTTTGAAAAACTTTTGTCCATGGTTAGTACAAAATCCAAAGATTTTGACAACCCCTCTTTAAACTCGAACAGTTCGGCACCAGGTATTAAAGATTTTAATACCCTTAAAGATTCCTTTTCAGTTGCCGTAGTATCTGCAACCGCGGCAGCCTTTCCAAATCCTCCAATAAGACCTTTTATAATATCACCTGCACTTGCCATTTTTTATTTATAAATAATCAAATTTATGTTTTTGGAGTATTATACTCAATAATTTTATTGATTAAATATTTTCTTTGGAAGGTTGGTATTGTCATAAAATCACTATATGATGTTCTCAAAAAATTAGCCATCATATAATAATCATCCATTAATACTTTTAAATAATTAGAAGAAAGGCCGAAAAAACTCCACCCCAAAAGCTATCGTTGTATAGAGCTTTTTTCCTGATGGGGTTGTAATTTCTTTCCTTAAATCGACTGAAGGTTCATTCTTAGAAATAAATTCAGAAATGTACTTAGAGTCCATAATTGGCATTTTGTTTATAAATTTAGCAATTTCTTCTTTAGACGTTTGTCCATCAATTTCAACTATTTGTTTCATTAACCTCCAAGTCACTTTTGGAGTAACCATACCTTTTGGGTATTCTTCTTCCATACGTATTAACTCTTTATTTTCACCAAATGTTAATAATTTTAATTTAACATTAACATTTGATTTTGGTAATGTTGTTTCAAAATAACCATTAGAATCAGGTTCGTTTTCTAATTTAACAAAATTTAATTCATCAAGATTAAAAGTTACTTCAAAATCTTTTTTAGTATCAGGGTCGGTAATATTCATTATATATTCAGAACCAAATGAAGTGTTCCTTAAAAAAATTAATATAGATTGAACATCTCCTTCTAACAAATCATCAACTTTAATATCAGGTTCATATAATTTAGCTCTAATTAAATTAGTCATCATATTTGAAGCGCCAACATTCGAAGCTGTCGCTAAAATATTTTCATCAGATGCAGTTAAAAATCCAACCTTAACTGATTTCTTTTTATTCTTATAAAAAATACCCTGACTTGGTAATGATACAATGTCATGTGGTAGTGAAAAATTATCTTGCCCAGCTGTTTTTTCGTCCATTTTAAATTAGTTTTTGTTATTAACAATAGTTAGAATATAACACTTGTAAATAAAAAAACCCACATAAAGTGGGTTCTTTATAATAATATTTTTGTAAGTATTAGTATAATAATACACAATAGTCAGGACGAAGTGTTGCCGTAATAGTCGCCAAACCATCTTCACCATAACCAAGAGTTCCAAAGTCAACATCAGTTAAGAATGTATCAACCAATTGCCATTTTTCAATAACAACCCCTGTTGGGTCTAACATATCTAATTCGATAGTCTTTTTATATCCTGCAGCGTATCCCATACGACCTGTTACAGACTCAGCATGTAAACGAACCCATTCCATTAAAGCCTGAGCGGCTGAAGGTCCAATTGGGTCTCTAAACGTAACGTTAATCGTACCCCAAGTATATTTTCCAGCAACATATTTTTCAGTGTTCAAGAAAGGTATTGGAGTAGAATTAATTGTAATCTTTGGTCTGTTTGAACTTTCTACGAACCATTCATTGATACCTAGTTCAGAAGGAAATCTTAGGATGAACCTGTTTTTTCTTTTAGGCTCGTAAGGTATCGGCATTTTCATTAGTAAATCAGCCATATTCTATTTTTGTTTTTTTGTTTCTTTTATTTTATTATAAATAGTATCAGTTTAATATTTTTCTATTTACTTTGGTTTTTTTTATGTCAAATTTGCAATAAGACCAGTTATTAATAATCTTTCTTAACACCTCCATAAGTTGATATTGTTTTAATAATATTTTCTGGGTCATCTTGAAATTCTTTTTTAACCTTTTCTAGGTTTCTTAAATCATCATCTGAAAATCCTATTTGTGGTATAAATCGATTAGAGATTTCATTTTTAAACATTCCTGGTTTACGTAGTTGTTTTGCTAAATATTTTACATATTGTTGGAATTCTTTTAAAGCGTTAACCTTACCTATTTCAGGATTTTGAGCGGAACCCTCTCCAAACGTCACAGGATAGTATTTGTTCATATCCATATAAGAGTTAATCAATTCTTCATTTGACATATCTTCTTCACCCGCAATTTCTCTAAATTTTCTTAAATTTTTAACAAGTTCTTTTTTTGAAATACCTTTGAAATTAGTTTCAATCATATTTTCAATTGCTCTTCTAATAACTAATGGTGAATGTCCTCTCGCAGTTACAATCGAAAATATCGAACCTCCATTTATTGCTTCCACAAAATCATCCCATGCCGGACCTGGTTTTGCCAACATTGAATCAATGATAAATCTTTTATCCCCCTTAGTTGAGAAATTTCTAAAAGGGTCTTCCGCAAACCCTGCAATAGTTTTTCCTTTATATTCAAAAGGTTTTTTTCCAATATCAACTCTATGTTCCGCAAAATCTTCGGTACCCATAGGTACTTCATCACCATTTTCATCTTTTAAAACAATCTGAGTTGGCATGTACATGATATTATCATCCCAATCAAAAGCATAATATTTTAAATCTGGTGTAATTTCTTCTTTAAAATTTTCAACTAAGTATACTTTCATATAACATAAATATCTGTAAAATAAAAAACCCCCACTTTCGTGAGGGTTTTAATATTATCTGTTTTAATTAGATATCTTCGAAAGAAGCTCCTGTTGGTGTAATCAAGAACTCAATGTCGATAAATTCTAACGCTTTAGTTGGTTTAATATAAATCTTACCTACTAATTGGTTAGCATCTAAATCTTCAGGAGTATTAGAAACCGTAACTCTAAAGTCATATAAACCTCTGTCTCTACGGATAGCGTCTAAGATTGGATTAACTTGACTTAGGAATTGTTGTCTTACTAAGTTGTCGTTTTGTTCAAACAATAATCTTACAGATACTGCTGAAATTAACTTACGTGCTTGTAATAACAATCTTCTTACGTTGATTCTATCAAGAGCTGATTCTCTAATTTGTAAAGTTTTGTTACCCCAAATTACAGTTCCAACGTCGTTGAATGTTGCGATTGGGTTAATTCTACCTTTGTAAAGAGTATCTCTATCTTCCTGTGTTAATCTCTTACGAGCTCTGATAGCGTTTACCAAACCTCTTGAGTAACCCGCAGTTGCGAACCAAGGGAATGCGATATTATCAGTTAACGCTAAGTTTCTAGTTACTTCTGCAGTTGCTGGTAAATAGATTTGTGTGTTGTTAACTGTATCACGAGTAAGAACCCATGGATAGTAAGTTGCTGTGTAGTTAGAATCAATTCCTGTTTGTTCCAAATTATCAACAACTTCTTGTGGGTAATATAAATTATCCATTGATGTTGAAGGTTGTAACAAGTTAAAGTCAGGAGTTGTTGTGATGTAGATTGAGTCAGCTCTGTCGTTTTCAACCATATTAATAGTTGCCTCAACTAAACCTGAATTATTTACATAATCAATACCAGGAGTAACAAATACATTAATGTTTGTAATCTCAGGGTTTGCAAATGTCATAACACCCATTAAGTATGCGTAGTAGTCAGAGTTACCATATTCGGTTGTTCCGTCACCAACCGCAATTTTCTTAAATGAACCCCAACCTGTAGATGTAGGATATGGGTCAACACCAGCACAGAATCCCGCTTTAAATCCTGATTGACCTAATGCGTAAGTGTCACCGTTTGAACGTTTTTCTTCATAGATATCCCATCCGTCAAATCCTCCTTGAACTAACAAAGTGAATTTTCTTGCGAATAATCTGTAATATGGGTTATCAGTATCTGTTGGTTCAGATGAGAATGATGCAACACCACAATCAAATGCTGGTCCTGTAGACGCTGTGAAAATATTTGAACTAATGTTGATTGAAGTTGCGCCACTATCCATATGAAAACCTTTTGTTAAGATTGGCCATGGAGAGTAATCCCCTTCTTCACACAAATCACCAACAGGTCTAACTTTACCTTTATATTCATAAAAGTCGTTGTCCACACCAATTGATGTTGAGATACCTAAATAAGTTCTACGAACATTATCACCTGCAACAGGTAATGCATCATCTCCACCCGCTAACGCTCCGAAAGGAGGATTGTAAACGACTTCACCAGGAGTGTAGTATTTTGTTTTAATTATAGGGAAAGGTGATGTGTTACTAAGACTTTCATATTGTCTTGTTACAAAACCTTCAAATCCACAAGGTAATGCGTCCATTGGAGCATCATAATCAACATCTAACATGATGTACTTTGATAGGATTTCATATTCACCATCTAATGTACCTATCTTCTTAGCAATATAGTTATTTAATGTTGGGTCCATAGAACAATTACTGAATTTTTCTAATACAACAGGGTTAGTGTCAGTATCATAAAAACTTCTAACTATTACATCAAATGTACCATTGTTAAATGACATATTTGCTAAAGATATCTTAACTTGTCTGTTAGCAGCATTACCATCAGAAATTGTGTAGAATTTGAATAATTTATAAACAATATTACCACGTAATTCAGATACAACCCATGGAGATTCAGGTGTTTGAAATCTTTCAAGATAAAAACCTGTAGTAGTTGTGTTTGTTACAGTTCTAGCGTCACCAAGTGCCACTAATGTACTATTTAATCCTCTAACATAACCTTTATTATATGCGTAATTTAATAAAGTATCATATCGTTCTTCTAAGAAAAGAGGAATTTCAGTTCTATCTTTTGCGAAATTATCAGTTCCAAATACACTCGCCAAATAATTAGATTGTGAATTCAAAAATGAAGTTTCAAACTCAAACGTAGCGTTAGTTTTAGTTAAACCTGAAATTTTAAATGTCGCGTATGGATTTTTAGTTACCGCTGAATATGAAGTGTTGGAACCTAACATAGTTACTTGAGAAGTACCAGTTACTTGATATTGTGGACCATGTAATGATGTTGAGTATTGAGTAATACCTCTTGAACGTAATGTCGCAACAACTATATTATTATATCCTGAATACGAGTATCCTGATAATGTATAATATGTTCCTGATACAGTTCCTGTATAAGTACCCGCAGTTGCACCTGTTGATAAATTAGTTACAATACTATAGTATGAAAATCCTGTGTAGTTATTAGTTTGTAATGAACCATTTGTTAATGGTGAAAAATTAGAATAAAACCAAGAGTCATTATTTCTTGATGATAAACTATCTCCCGATAAAGATTCAACACCAAATACATTTGTTCTTGATGAATAAGCACTTAAAGAAGAATATGCCGAACTTGTTATTGGTCCATAATATACCGATGTTGTCGCCGAAGAAGCGGTACCCAAAAATATTGTACTTAATACATTAGTTAATTGAGTTTGCATTGTTGACGTACCTTTTTGGAATGTAGTATATGTTGTTGTGAACACATTGTACATTGGAGACGCCGTCCATGTTGCAGTATTAGTATAGTTAATTGTTCCACCTGTATTTCCTGAGAAATTTAAAGTATAAGCCGTTGGTTGTCCTGTAGAACCTGAAAATCCGATAGTATCAGGATTTACGTTTGCAATTGCTCTAATTGACCATGATGGTCCTGCGTCATAACCATTAAGACCTAATATTCTTGTAACAAACAATTGGTTAGATTGTTGTAAGTAAGACTTTGCAATATATGCAGCCTCGTATTTAGGAATTTGAGTGTTCACAAATTTTTCAGGTGTTGTTCCTCCAAAGTAAGTTTGAAACTCATCGTAGCTGCTAATGAATATTGGTTCAAAAGCAGGTCCTTGTAACGTTTCACCAACTAAACCTAAAGTTGTAACACCGACACTTTGTGACACAAATGATAAATCGCTCTCTGATGTATACACACCGGGAGAAACGAATACTTTGTTTGCTGTTGCCATTTAATTTTGATGTTTTTGAAATTTATTTATTGATAAATATTCAGCTTTTTTCCAAAAACTTATTGATTAAATAACTATTTATTGAGAAGTAAGATTAAATTCTTACTTATTTCTGCCATGAAAATTAAGAATTTAAAGATATCCGAAACAAGTCATTCTGTATTAAAAAAGTATTGTATGAAACATGGATTAAAAATTCATAAGTTCTTGGAAAAGTTAATTGAGGAAAATTGTCAAGAAAAACAAGACATTTACGGAGAAAGTTAAAGTATAATTGAAGTTAATACTAAATTAGATGGTTGTGTAATATCATCCTTTGTTACATCAATTCTTAAAATATCATTTGAATTTAATTGAATCTCCCCTGTTAATAGTTGGGTGATGTCATTTCCATAAAACAAATTATTAATATACAATGCGTACGATTGAATATTTTGCACACTATCTAATTTAATATTAGTAGTATATTCAAATGTATTAGTATATGATGAAATCCCAATTGGTAAAGTTGCAACTATTTCAATATTGTCAGGATTTTTAGGAAACTTTTCTATTTTTTTTCTTTTCTTGGATTGATTAGTTTCCACTAACATTAACGCTCTACTAATCGCAGGTTTAACTTCAAATTCGTTTTCATCAATTAAAAATCCTTGTAATGTAAATCCGTATGACTGAATGTAATATCTTCTTTTTTCTAAATCCATGACAGATTCATCTGAAATTTCATCTAATTGTATTGGGATATAATGTCCTTTAATTTGAGCATATGCTTGTCTTGACGCAAATGTTTCAATGACAACTTTATTAAAGAGATTTATTTCTCTCATTCTATTACAAATAATTTTAACAGTATACTTAATATCTACAGGGACTGGTTGTGGAATTGTATATATGTCCATACCTTTTCTGTTTCCGTCCCATGTAGGTACTGCTGCGTAATAGTATTGTTTTCTATTTGGAATATTATAACGTAGTGATGGGATAGTTCCAAACTTAACTTCAGGAGTTCTTACTGTTGTTATAAATGGAGGTTGTACGTTCTTGTCAATATTATTAAAATCCCACGTTTGGGTAAACTGAGCCCAATTTTGAGATGTCATCAATATATTAACAACAGGAATTACTTTACCATTAATAGTTGTTTTTAAATCATTTTTAACAAAATCT